ATTTACTGTGTGTTATTGCATATACAAGCTGTTTAGTACTACTAACTCTGAGACACCTCAACAATTTGTGCGATGTTACATGTCTAATAGAACACCAACACACAACATGGGCAATTTTAGAGCTCAAGCTTTTGATCATTTGTTTCTAAAAGGGGATGAAGGTCCACAACAATTGAACGTGTTTAAGAAAAACACTGTCGTTTGTACTTGTAATTATATCGGGCAAAAAGGTGAAACAGCCATAACCCAGGCAGTAGGTCTAATATCATGTAGGACTATATTAATGCCCTACCATTCTACACAGCTAGAAGAAGGGAAGAAATTTTTTATTAAAGTCTATCAAAATAGTCGAAATATTGTATATGATCAACAAGAAATGACTGTTGTGTACTCAAACAAACATGATGATTTAATTATAGCACAGTTTCCTCCTGAGGTTCCCGTGTTATTTAAGAAGATCAAGCTACTTAAAGAATCATATGTGCGTGATCTATTTCTAATCACACCACAAGCTACTCACAACCTAGAGCAGCAATTGCACCGTATTGATTTTTCTGCACAGTATGTCTGTACAACTGGTTTTAAAGGTAAAATAACACCTTTGGACGTTATGTACGACATAAATTTAGATGGTTTATGTGGCAGTCCACTTGTAACTAAAGATGGAATGTTACTAGGTATGCACATTGCAGGGAATGATGTATCTGGAATTTCAAAGATCTTCTCCTTGTCCTCATATGAGAAGATACACTCGTTATTTTCCAGTGATACAGGGTTGGAGTTACCAATGATTGATACTTTGAGCGGATCTCTTATACCTTTGGATCGCCAAAAATTTAATTTCGTTTCATCAACCTCATCCATTGTTCCATCCCAAGTCAATGGAATATTCGAAGAACTTCGAAAACCTGCAAATTTGAGTAGTTGTGGGCGTAATACGGCCATGGTGATGTCCCAAAAATCTCATAAAAGTGTTGCACCTGTGGATCTGGAATGCTTGTCGTTTGCCACTGACTACATTAAATGTTTATTACCAAAGTTTGAAGTTTCCTCAGACAAAGAGATCATTTGTGGTAATGAGTATGTTCAAGGTCTTGATAAGAAAACTAGTTGTGGGTATGGATTCGAGGGGACCAAAACAGATTTTATGGACTTTGACAAAGGTAAGTTTTTCGAACATTTCGAGAAATGTTTAGAAATGCGAGAATCTCAATTTATCGGGGGTACATATCCGTACGATTCCTACCATTGCGATACTCTCAAGGATGAGCTTCGTGACATTGAAAAGATTGATAAGCCACGAGTATTCAAAACATCTCCTTTAGATATTTTGTGTCTTACGCGTCGTTATACAGTGGGTTTAGTTGGCAAGTTACGGAAAAATATGTTCAACAATGGTATAATGGTCGGGATAAACCCGTTCTCTCATGACTGGGAGCGTATGCTCAAAATTGTTATTAAAAATGGAGATAATGTTTTTGATGGTGATTATGGCAATTGGGATGGTGGAATGTTATCTCAATTCCAGCAATATTTAAACACAGAAATGGTTGCGAAGTTGAATGGAACATTGAAACAAAAAAGGATTTTATCTCAGTTGTTAACCATTATGATGTATACACCTACTATAACTCAAGATAAAGTGTACTTGACAACACACTCATTACCGTCAGGAACTAGTTTGACAAGTTATTACAACTCGTTGGTTAACAAGATGTATGGAGCTTATGTGTTTTGCCATTTACATCGTGCAACACTTGGTAAAGTTCCTTCTATTGATGTTTACACACAGAATGTACAAGACTGTGTGTATGGGGATGATAAGTTAGTGGGGGTCAGTGATAAGTATAAAGACATGTATAATGGTCCTACTTATGAGAGTGTTATGAACTTATTAGGAATTAATTTTACACCTGCAAGTAAGGGTGAGTGGTATTACAAAACTCGCTCTATTTATGAGTGCACGTTCCTGAAACGAAGTTTCGTGATACACCCTAAATTAGGGGTGGTTGCACCTCTACAACATGTTTCTATGCTCAGCACCCTAAATTACGTTAAGGATGACTTTCGTAACCAAGAGCTGACAGAAATAAAATTGCTTAATTTTCAGCGTGAAGCATTTTTGTGGTACAATGATTACACAAAGTTAATGAGTCATGTACATGATTTCATACAGGAAAAGGTGAGTTTAACCTTCCTTGATGATGATTATTTATGTAAAATTTATGACAAGGGGGAGTATGGAAGTTTAATGGAAATGTACTAAATCTGTCACAATTGTGCATACGTATTAATTTTTCTGCGACCGTAATGTCGTAAAACTATGTAGTGGAAATCAGTTTTAAATGCTATTCTATTGTGATTTAGAATAGCATGCTAGAGCCATTACTTTTAAGGTCTACGTACCTGTGGCGATCCCACGAAACCTTTATCACGATTGTTTGCATTTTAACTTCATGCAAACTCTTAATGGAAAGTTACAACTCAAGCTACTACTTCACAAGATGCCGTTATTGACTCTAACGGCGTTATTCTTATAACTCGTCCACTCGCTGCCTCAACTAAACGTGAGGGTATGACCAGTGAGAGTTTAATTGCTGACTCTACTATACGTGAGTCTCCTTGGAACCTCGAACAGATGTTGGCCCGTCCTATATTTATAGGTACTTATCCATGGACCACAACTCAGGCATCACATACAGTTCTTAAGTCTTTGCAGATTCCTCTTGATGTTGCTGCATCTGCTTTTTCAACTATACCATTTCAACTTTTTACTTATTGGCGGGGTGATGTCGAATTAGAAATACAGGTTGTTGGTACACCTTTTCACCAGGGTGTTGTTATGGCAACTTTTGTTCCTCTTACTACTACTGCTTTTTCCTTGTCAACATGGGGTCAGACTAAGAATTTTGCTGCTTTATCTGTTAATCAGTCTACATATTTATATGCAAATGCTAATTCATCTGTAAAGATGGTGATACCCTACAATCATCCACAATCCTATATAAGTCCTCGTCAATCTAATCCCACTGAACTCGATTCATTGGGTAATCTTTACTTAACCGTTTTGAATCCTCTGGCTGCAGCAACTTCTTCGTCTACAACTTTGAATATTTCTGTGTTTGGTCGTTTGATAAAGTCTCAATTCAAAGCTGCTATTCAAACTAATCACCCTACATCTACTATACTTGCTCCTTTCCGAGCACAATCCATGTCTATGATTGTTGCACCTTTTAAACGGGCCTTGCATAAAATGATACCCGAAAACTTGCTACATGACGCCCTAGATCTGGCTTTCGGTATGTTTGGCTTAGATAAACCTACGAATTGTAGTACTGATGCTCCTCTTAAAGTTTTGGGAAACAATTATCTCAATGCTGCAAATGGTGTTGAAAACATCGATAAGATGGCCTTGTATCCTGAAAAATTGGCTCTTACCACAGCTGAAACTTTTGCAACACTTAATGATGAAATGCTTATAGATGATTTAAAAGTACGTTTTTCATATATGGGTACTTTTAGTATTTCCACAACTACAGCCATTGGTCAGTCTGTTGCTGTTTGGTATAATGATCCTATGACCTTTAATTACCCTCCTGTTTATGGACCGACTAAAGTGCCGTTGTTATCATATATTTCAGCTCCTTTTACATATTGGAAGGGTGGTATCACCTATAAATTCCAGGCTGTTTGTACCTCAGTTCATGCATGTAAGTTGTTTATAGCGTATAACCCAAATATAGCATCAATTGTATCTACTGAAGCTAACACTACAACAATAGACTATGATTATTTTACTAACTACGGAGCTGCTTTTGAGATAAATCAAGGTACTAATGAGTTTTTGTTTACTGTTCCTTATATGCACAAGAATCCACAGTGTTATGTGCCGACTGGCTTAAAGACAGATTTGTCGTCTACTGGTCTTGTGTCGGTTGTTGTTATGAATCCTCTTGTTGCGCCAAACAATGTTCCTCTGACCATATTTTTTAATGTTTTTGTAGCCGGAGCTAGTGATTTTGCCCTCTCTACTTTAGCCGTAACAAATAATTGGCTGCCTATAGCTAATGCTGCTTCTTCCAGCTTGTTTGATATTGTGCCAGTTAAGGGCTACCGTGGCCAGTCTGCACCACTCATGATTGATAAGACTGATACTTACAAACAAGATGATTCCTACATACTTGCGAAACAAAACGACTTAAAGCCTCATATTGATACATCTGAAGCCTCAATTGTTTCCTTTAGAGATGTTCTAAAGAAGTACCAGTTGTGTACTCGTATTTATATGAGTCCACCAGGCCCTAATGCCGAAATTTATACTGCACCTACTGGAGCAAATTATGTCATAATAGATGTTGCCAATTTAGTATTCACGACATCTCCCGTCTTGACTGCTGTTGGTTCAACGTCAGCAGGTGGTTCAGTGTCGGGAATTTTCAATTATCTTTCCGCTATGTATCGTTCTTACAGAGGTGGATTACGGTTCAAGATCATCCAACGTGGTGGTCTAGATATATCTGGATCAACGTTTTCGGTTTTTTATATGCCACCGTATGCAGCTAATGATACCGGTACCTACGATGGCCTTGATCGTCTTCAAAACTACATCAATAGTTCCATAGAATTTAATGCAAACTCTACAGTAGGCACCCCTGCTGTTGGTGATCCCGGGTATCACATCACTTCTAATTTGATGTCACGCTTAACCGCACATTATGTCACTGGAGTGGCTCGTACAGCTGAGTTGGAGATACCTTTTAATAGTGTGTACAATTCTATCCTGTTGTCAAACCCTGCAGAAACATCTGTTATCGGGTTAACACCTTTAATTTCTCTGGGTTTTCTTGTGTTGATCCAACATAATAATGCTCCTGCTGTGGCTGAGTCACCTCTTAATCTTAATTATGATATCTATGCTTCGTTTTCAGACGAATCCCGTTTTGGTAATATTTATAGTGTTCCTCAGATTATGCAGCTTGAACAAACTGGTTTGGATGACCATCTTCCAGTCTACCCTGATAGCTTATATACTAATGCTTCCGGCAATTTGGCAGGCATTGCTCCTTTATAACTTTTATAAATAAAATAAACAAAATAAAAATAAAATAAAATAAATAAAATAAACAAAAATAAATAAAATAATCAAAAACAAAATGGACTAATACAATTGCGTGTGAGCGTATTAGTCAAGGCAC